ATTTTCAAGGAAAACTAGAATGAGCGAAGAATTGGATCACATCCCAAGCGAGCAAGTTGAACAACGCTCCGCACAATGGTTTCTCGAACGACTAGGCCGCGCTACTGGTAGCAAGTTTAAAGACGTTATGGCAACCACTAAGACCGGCGAATCAGCGTACCGAAAGAAGTATAAGATTCAACTGGTTGCCGAGCGTATTACAGGTAACGCTACAACATTCTTTGTCAATGCAGCGATGCAGTGGGGAACAGATCACGAAGATGAAGCAGCCGAGCAATTCAGTATTCACACTGGCCTACTGCTAGATGAAATCGGCTTTGTTAAACATCCAAATATTATGTGTGGCGTATCACCTGATCGCATCATCCAAACCGATGAAGGCACGGCTATTTTGGAAATCAAATGCCCGGAAACATCCACTCACGTTGAATGGATGCTGGAAGGCGGTTTACCTGACCAACATAAACCGCAAGTGCAGGGGCAGATTTGGCTGATGAACGCGCCTTATGGATATTTTTGTTCATACGATCCTCGGATGCCAGCCAACGCTCAATTGTTCATCGTTCGGGTTGAGCGTGATAACGAATACATCAGCAAGCTGGATACTGCTATCAGACAGTTTTTGTATGAAGTAGATGAAATGGAAGCACAACTACGCAATTACGCGATTAAACTTTAAGGAGAACACAAATGCAATTGATCGGACTAGCACGAATTGGTAACGAACCAGAAATCCGTTACACCAAAAACGATGACGCAGTATTGAGCCTGTCTCTGGCCTACAACTACGGTCGGAAGGGCGAAGACGGATTCAAGCCTAGCCAGTGGGTAGACGGCGCATTATGGGGCAAATTAGCGGAAGCATTGCAGCCCTATCTAACCAAGGGCAGCACAGTATGCGTGACGCTCGATGATCTGCACGTTGAAACTTACGAAAAGAAGGACGGTTCATCCGGCAACAAACTGAGGGGACGCATCACCAGCATCGAATTGACCAAGCGCGATGCACCAGAAGAAGCACCCGCACCTAAACGTACTGCTGCTGCGGAACCTAAACGTGATGCAATGGAAGGCTTTGAGGACGATATACCGTTCTGACCAAGTCTTTGATTCTAAAGGATATTTTAACAGTACTGCGCGTGAGATATAAATTGATTGACAACACCAAATCTCACGCATATATTAAGGAGGTCTAATGCCAAAGCAAACAGACAAATTAAATGCGGATGGTGAACAGTGGTTTACCGTTCGTGTTGATAAACAAATGTTGCAAAAATTGAAACAACTGGCTGAACAGCAAGAACGCTCGGTCAGCCATCAAATACGGTTCATGTTGAAAGAAGCATTATCTAAAATCAAATAAGGAGATTCATTATGCGTACCACCACGCTGTCTGAAGCCCAAAGTCATTATGACAATCTAACGCCACCCGATGATTATGATCCAATAGATTGTATTTCAGATTATGAATACCGCAAGTTGTCTCGCAAAATAGCGCGGGAAGAGTGGGAAAGCATTATCGAATATGTTCTCGAATCCACTGATTTATTGCCCGCGTTCGAGGCTGGCCCCGTCACGCTGGGCAGCACATTCTTTGCAGCGATCACCGAGCAAATTGACGGGCGTATCGTGGATCAATTGAATGCGAGTAATCGCGATGATTGATAAACAATACGAAATGCCGATTGTACTACAAGTGATTTTAGCCATCGTCACACTGTTTGCCCTTTGGATTCTACTAAGCGTATTGTTAAGTTTTTAAGAAAATGAAGGATAAATCATGCAAAAACTTACTCAACGGTTATTGGATGGAATGCCATACACCCCAGCAGCAAAAACAGATGTCAGTAAGACGTGGGCTAAATATGGTTGGATTCCACCTAGCAAATTGAAGGAGGAAGAATGCAATTTACCAGCGTTATCATCGCAATACTCGCCATCGGTAGTGGAGTTTTCTACTACCAAAAAACGGAAACACAGATAGACCAATTGCAACACGAACTAGTAACAATGCAGAACGACCAGATAGATTACACCAGCCACATTGCACGTCTAACTGGTCTACTGCGCCGACATCACATTAAATACGGAGAAATAGATGCTAAACGAAAATGATATCCAAGACATGGCAACTGCTGAACCAGTGCAAGAAGCACCAAAATTAGTTGGTTATTTGGTGATCTTGCCCGGTGAACCCGGCTCGAAGCTGCCTGAACCGATGATTGGTTTATACGTTGAGCCATCAGCAGCAATCATTAAGAAATGGAAAGCCATCGGCTTTGATTATCGACCAGTAGAAGCAGCCTCATTTTAATTAAAAGGAAATAGCCATGAAAACCACCTTCATCGCTTTTGCAGCACTCGCACTCGCAGCCTGTTCACAAACACCTATGTATCAAAAAGAGAACGCGCCTATTCGCGGATATACCGGTTTACAGGCCATGACGCAAGATCAAGTTATTCAACAAACGCATAATTGTTTGGATGCCAATATGCGACCCAGCATCGAATATATGAACCAACAATACTCCAATGGCAGCGTACAAGTACCTGTACAGGTTAATTGCTATCCATCTTGGAGAAGGTAAATGTTTATCGGTTTTCGTAAAATATTTGCACGACCCGAAACCGAAGCACCCAGCATGGGCAGCATTAAGCTGTCGGATGACCACGGCGTGTTTTGGGTATTCAATCCACAGCAAGACATTACGCCTTACGAACTGGCTAAACTGATGCCACTGTTTTCCATGCTGCCGCTCTGTTTAAAAACAGGGCTGAATTGGCGGGGCTATGTGGAAAAGTATGGTTTGTGGCGACACTTTGAGGCACAAAAATGAAAGCAGATGATTTACAAATTGGCGGGGATCACTATAAGCAAATGGCGATCCAGCCGTGGGAAGTAATGGAATGTGTCTTATCAGAAGCCGAGTTTATCGGCTTCTTGAAAGGCAACATTATTAAATACTCGATGCGCGCTGGACACAAAGGCGATGCCAAGATTGATCTTGAGAAAGCCAAGCACTATCGCCAGAAACTTGCTGAGGTAATGGGAAAATGACATTTGAAGAATGGCATGCGATGAGATGTCTTTTATCAGAAGTCGAATTTATTGGCTTTTTGAAAGGCAATATCATCAAATATTCAATGCGCGCCGGACAAAACGGAGATCCCAAAATTGATCGTGAGCAAGTTAGAGATTGTTGTAAAAAATTAAATCAGGTAATGGGCAAATGACATTTGAATATGGAGCCAAGCTGAAGGATAAGAACACATGAACGAACGCCTGATGGAACTGTATGACCAAGCGATCATTTTAGAAGGCAATGGTGACTATGTGACAGGTGAGTTAGACCCTTTTAAGTTTGCAGAGTTGATTGTGCGGGAATGTGCTCGCAAAGTCACTCTCAATGAGGCACGGAACATTTTTGAACATTTCGGAGTTAAAGAATGAACGAACGAATTGATGAGCCTGTTGGCAGATTTGCCAAGTTTACTGATGGCGTCTGGCGAGAAGTCACCGATGGTTCTGCAGGAGTGCCTTTGTACGATCATCCTAAAGAATGGGTTGGGTTGACAAATGAGGAAATGATAATTATATGCGAGGCCAACAACATTTATCACGATGGCTTAATTGAAGCCATAGAAGCCAAGCTGAAGGAAAAGAACACTTGAAGTGCATTGTTTGGTTCACACAATTAATATTATATTTATACCCATAGTGAGGAAATGCCATGCCTAAAAAACGAGAAATTGTTTCAGATAGTGCAGTAAATGTTTGGGTTACCGTTGGTAGCCAAGGCGTTTCATTGGAAGAAATTGCTCAATTTATTGAAGAAGAAATTGCTGAAAAGCAACGCTATGCAATGCACATAAGTTTGACTTCTCACCCGCCTCAAAATGGCACAGCAGTTGGAATTGCAAATCAAATCAGAACAAGAGGACAAGTAGAGGATAAAAACACATGACACAAGATGAAATCATTGAGATGGTTAAATTAGTTGGGTGGGAGATGGTGATTGCGCGAGAATGTCTTAACGACTTTTACAGGCAGTATTTTGATGACGAAAGCGAGGCACAGCTTCGGCAACAAGCAGAGGATAAAAACACATGACACGCGAAGCCATGATTGCTGCATTAGATGCACTTCAAGACGTGACGTTTTATGCCAGCAACACCGATGGCAGCGTTACCATGCCATATAAAGTGGACGGTGATGACACCGAGGCCAAACGATGTGATCGTGCAATTAGAATGTTATTGGAAGCATTAAACAGCAATGGGAGATTACAGTGAGTGCATTAAAACGACCTTCCGCAGAAATCAAGGAGCTGTGGGAAAAGTCATATAGTAATTACGGAGTTTTCGCCGATCTTATATTGGAATCGCAGAAGAAGCAGCCACTTACACCCAATCAACTGCATGATTTGTGGAAAGCCAGCGTAGGCTACATCTCATTTGCCCGCAAAATTGAACAACTGCATCAAATAGGAGAAAAACCCAATGATACAGACGAACCTGTTTGATAAAAAAGTGTTTGATAAAATATTTGGTACTGATCCTCATAAATTGGTTCGCGCCAGTAGCCCGGACACGTCTAAGGCAGCAGCACATTCAGTGGACACCAGCAACTTGGAGCAATTAGTACTAGGAACAATCGCTGCATTTGGTCGGCTTGGTTGCATTAGCGATGATGTCCTTCATGCGCTCGATGGATTGCCCTATAGCAGCGTTACGGCGCGATACAAGGCATTGTCCGAAAAAGGTTTAATTGAATTTACTGGTGAACTTCGGAAGGGTAAATCCGGTCGTAATCAACGTGTTATGAGGGTAGTTAAAAGTGGCTGAAGATCAGTTGTGCTTTGACGGCAAAGCGCATAACTGGTGGCGCGATCCAGACGGAGATTTAGAATGCTTGCGCTGCGGTGAAATAATAGAGAAAAAGACCCCCTCTCGAAGAGGGGGAAAAGATCGTCTGCCGAGGAAAGAGCTAGACGATCTGGAGGGAAACTAATTTACTTGATTCATCTTTGCGTGGATCGCATCGTCTTTGGCCTGTGATCCAGCAGAGCTACCAAAATAAAAAGCACAAATTCCTGTCCATGCAGTACCCAAACTACCCAACATAATATCCACTTCAGTAGCCTGATTGATTTTGCCTAACATCAGGCCCACCAATATTCCGAAGAATCCAACAGTAACCGCAACTGCGAGAAAAGGAGGAACCCATGATTTGACGTTTTTCTGCATATCTCGCGCAGACGCACGATCATCATTGCTTAACTTGGCAAAATCCAATCCTAGTTCCTGTGCCTTCGCTTTTAAATTGATTTCAGCCAATTGAATTGCAGCAACCTGTTCAGCAGTCATCTTATTGGATTCAACCATTTTTTGTACGTCATCACCTGACATACCCAAAGCCGATTCCAATCCGCTGATTGCCATACCAGCCACTGGTGAAGATAATGCGCTTGCGACCGTTGGAGCCAGTTTTGCAATAGTATCAATCCAATCAGCCATGTTAGTTCCTTTTGTTCCATAGATCGAAAAGGGTTTTAACCTTATCTTCAATCATGCCAATTCTTACATCCATTTTTGCCAATACGATAACCAAAGTAATAAAACCAATCACCATAGGCCAAATTTTTGCAAGAAGTTCAACGGTATCCATTATGGCTTATCCGCTTTGGCATCCAATTTTTCAAAAATTTGATCCAACTTCATCAAAATTCTATTGATGTCGCGCTGATAGTCTTCTTTATTTATATATTTGTCTGGCATAGCAGACAGTTTATCCTCGATCTTAATGATTGAAGATGACAGATTATTGAGTATCCAGCCACCAAAAAAACCCGCTATTCCAAAGCCAGCGTTAATCAGCGTTTGTGTGTCCATCTTCTTCCTCATTGAATAGTTCTGCTTCTTTGACGCGGCGATCATGTAATCCTTTTAATACACGTCCACTCGCTTTATCCCAACGCAAAAACTCTTGCTCAACTTCGTCAAACTTATTTGCATTGACCTTTTTTAGCAAAGTAGACTGCGCAAAGTTTCCACCGCCCACATTAAAACAGAAGTCTACCAAAGCATCATATTGATGTTGGTTTATTTCAACTTTGACAAACGCTTTCACGCAATCTTCAGCGTGACGTACATCGTGTAACAATCTTGCTTCAGCCTGTGCCGCAGTAATCGACAATCCTTCAACAACATCACCGCCTGTGCTGCCATAACCAATTGTCCAAATACCAGCCGGACACTGATACGCAGTCAACTTGCAGCCTTCAGCCATTTTTACTAAGTCGATGCCATCGTGATCAAAGTGTAAGTCTTCGTGCATAATATTAAGTCCTGATAATGAAATAAACAGCCAAATAAGGGCTGATTGTATTAAACGCCGAGCCTGATCCAGTGTTACCAATGCTCGTATCAGTAATTGTTCCTGTTGTTGTCGCAGTAGTGGTATTCACCGATGTCGTTGTTGTTGTGGATACAGGCACACTTAATGTCAACGTGGTAGTAGTTGAAACAGGAGTACTGAGCGTTAATGATGTTGAAGTGTTAGTACTGGTGTTTAACGTCAATGCAGTATTGGTACTGGTTGTAGTTCCTAGTCCAACCAAAGTAACTGCCGTGTTGGTCGTTACCGATCCAGATGGCGTACCAGCAGACGTGCTTCCAATGGTGACATTTGCAAAACCTGTTGCGGTGTTATAACTCGTTGGTTGCGGATAACCCACATCAAATCCACCACCACCAGAACTACTTGCATTAGGTCGATATGGAATATTGTGAATGTGTCCACTATCTACCGCACTGTGCGTATGCACTCCAAGCGCATTACCCGTGAAGGTAGAAGTCGAGACAGCAGTTGCACTTCCAGTCGTATTGCTGGTTGAAGTAGATACCGCTGTACCAGTGGTCGTGGATGTTGACGTTGATACCGCCGATCCAGTTGGCGTGGCAACGGAAGAAGAAATTGCTGAACCAGTTGGAGTGCTAGTGGAAACAGAATTAGAAGTTGCAGTCGAATTTGATATCGAATTAGATGTAGAAGTAGAAGTCGATACAGCACTATGATTGTGCGAGGGTAGGTTAGGTGTGGTCAGTGTAGTCGTAATTGATCCACCACTTGCCGCTAATCCATATACCGCACCCGCACCAATCGGCATCAAGTTTTGGAAATTCGGCACATTAAATGTTGTCGAGCCATCTCCAGAACCAAAGCTAATTCCTAATATCGCAAATAAGCCAGAATAACTGGTACGCGATACAGCCTGACCATTACATAACAACCATCCTGAAGGCGGTGTAACATTCGTCCACATAATCACCGAGCCTGTTGGCTGTGTGATCGTCGTAGAAGCCGGGCTAGTTGTTGGATTTAATAATACCCATGCTCCAAAAGTACTATTAAAAATCATCTGCACATCACCATAAGCACCCGGAATATCTCCGGTTGCCAGTGTCACATTTGCGCCCTTCACAATTCCATACGGGCCAAGAACCGTGGTTCCTAAAGTTAATGTAAGCGTAGGATTGTTGACCGAGTTGCTCGCCGTAGACTTAAACGTGATCATCATTCCATCATTTAATGCAGTCAAACTAGATGGCAAAGTTAATGTGATGATGTCTGCTGTTCCGGTCGCTACGCCAAATTGATAGACGTTTTGCTGCAATTGATCAACTTGAACCGTGCTGGCAATCGTACCGGCAGTGGGTAAGTTAGCAGCAATATCGCCCGCCGACCATGCCTGAGCAGTCGTGCCTTCCTGACCGCGAAGCACTGTACATACATCGCCTGTGCGTGAAGTACATAACGTGATCTCATGCTGCAAGCGGGTGGTTGCATCGGTTAAAGATAACTTAAATGCTTGATCGCCAGTAGGCGAAGGAAATGCCGCACCCGTTCCCGTAGCCAAAGTAATCGTTGTATTGGTCGAACTGATTGAGTTAGCAATCGTTGTGGACGCATTGTTTGCAGCAATAATGACAGCCATTAGAATGATCCTCCGGCAGCACTATTGATTGGGTTTAACAAAACCCACTTTGAATATTGATTGTTATAAACCATGTTGCAAATCATGTCGGGTTGAATGTCACCCGTCAACAAGGCTTGATTGTCCATCTTCACAATAGTGATTGCACTTTGTTGAGTGCTGCCTAGTGTTAATTGCAACGTAGGAGTATTGGTTGTATTCGCAAAGATTGCTCTAAAACTGAATGCCATCCCATCGTTAATTGCAGTCAACATACTGGTAATCGTGACTAAAATCGCATCTGGCGTTCCAGTAGCAGCAGCGTAAGTAAATGTAGAATTCTGTAAGGTGTCTGGTTGCACGGTATAGTTATTCACCAAAGAAGAAGTAATAAGATTCGATACAATGTCGCCCGTTGCCCAATTTCGAGCAATTGTGCCTTCTTGTGCGCGTAAAACAGTTAA